AAGGGAATAAGATCTACCTACCAAACAGAAAGACTTCCATTCAACGAAACCTTTGAGAGAATATGGCTGCTTGCAAATACCAAAGCCTAGCACCCCTTGTCAAGGATCTATACGCTCAAGGCTATACGAGAAATAAGATAGCCGAGATTATGGGAGTCAAGAATATAGTGGTACAGTACATCCTATATAAAATCTTGCTAGTAAACAAAAGTAATCCAAGGAGCAACTTGATGGAGGTACTACCAAAGGATCAGGTTAATAGGATAATAACCCTTTCGTGTTGGGGCTACAATAACTACGAGATAGCAGAGGATCTAGATTTGCCTGTGAAGAATGTCACTCTGGTGATCAAGGAAGCACGGAATAAAAAATTAATTCAAAAATTTTGTTGAAATATTTTGTTTTCTAATTTATTCCTAAGATATTTGACCTATCAAATAACTCTAACCAAAAAACACCATGAAAATTTTAACAAACTCAACAGGAAAAAAAGAAGTGATGATCAGACAAAATGGAGAAAAATCAGTAATTGCTTTGTATTGTCAAGTTTATCAGGGAGAATCTGAAGTTCTAGAATCTAAATTCTTTTCAAATTTCAAAAATGCAGAGAAGTGGGCTGATAAAATCCTCAACTAATCACAGCCCTTCGGGGCTTTACCTTCTACACCATGAAAAAAGCACTTCAAATCACAGGAAAAATCATCTACTTTATAGTAGCGATGTCACCAATCTTTGCGCTTGGCTATATGCTAGGAATGAAACTTTAATCTAAACACAAAAACACCTATGGAAAATTTCAAAATCAAAATCACCCAAACTCAGGAAGTAGAGAGCGAAGTCTCTATTCCAAAGTACTTCACCTTGAATAAGTACTATCACTACAAACTGCTTTCAGATTCGGCAGTCATAGCAGTCAACTACTATACGGATAAACTTGATAACTTGGTAGCCCTTGAATTGTGGCCATCTATCAAGGTGGAACATATCAGGTATGTCACCTATATTCTTAAATCTGATAACCTAGAAGAGATCACAGAAGAGGAATTCACTTCACACCTAAATGCTGCTAAAAAATTAATCTACTCGCTATGAAATCTACTGACTCACAGACTGCCTTGATCAAGGGGTGGCTATTAAATGGCTACTCGATCACCCAACTAGATGCGCTTAATATGTTCGGCTGCTTCCGGTTATCCGCAAGGATTGCAAACCTACGAGAAGAAGGGCTTGACATTGTCACCGACATGGTGAATGTAAATGATAAACGCATAGCAAAATACTACCTGAACAAATGACCAGAGAAGAAATAATCACCGAACTAAATCACAGGTCTACCCAAAAGTACTTGGTGTACCTAGCCCTGCAAGAGATCATGCTTGACTACTATGAGGATGTATCTATGCTTAAGTTCTTTGACCTGGATCTACAGACTAAGCACAAGAATATAATCAATGCTTTAAAGCGGAAGTCTACGCAGGCTTTCAGATACCTTGAAGGGTACGATAATGGCGAAGCGACTATCAAGCAGTTTCATGAGTTCGTGACATTATTCGAAAGGCTTCACACGGCTATAGATTGCGGAGGTGCTGTGTTCCATGATTGCCTGAATGCAGTTGAAGAAATCCTTGATAGATATGATGGCAAAGAAACTAAGTGAAGAAGAAAAGGAAAGGATCTTTTCTCTTTGGCAGGACAGGGTCATAACTAAGGCAATAGCAATAGAAGTAGGTAGATCCTATAATACTGTCTATGTTTATTTAAAAAGTAGATATTTGATTTGATATTTGAAAAATAGTATTATATTCGTGCATTCAAGAATCATTCCTGTGTGGAAGCGAGAATGATTCCATAGGTTAACTAAACCTGAGCCTGGCAGTCTTCCACCTGTCGGGCTTTTTTATTTTATGCAGGGTAAAAAATCATTCGTTATGTACACGGATCAAAGGGAAGTTTTCGATGAACTTTCAGATGAAGATGCCGGTAAATTGATCAAGCATATTTTCGCTTATGTTAATGATGAAGATCCTATCACAGAGGATAAACTTTTGAAGGTAGCATTTCTTCCAATTAAGACTCAACTAAAAAGAGACCTTAAAATATGGGATGAAAAGAAAAGCCAAAGGGCAGAGGCAGGTAAAAAAGGAGGTCTAGCAAAATCTAGCAATGCTAAGCAAAGTCTAGCAAATCCTAGCAATGCTACAAATGATGTAGCAAATCTACCTGTAAATGTAAATGGTAATGTAAATGTAAATGGTAATGTAAATGATATTTCTTCTATTACTATTTTTACTAATAGGGGTATTCGAGGTAAAAATTTATTTGAAGAGATGTCTCACATCTATGATTTAAATGATGACCAGGTAAACAAACTATTTCAAGAATGGGAGTTGACTCATGAAGGTCAAAAATTTGAAAGCGAAAAGCATTTAAAGAATAGTTTTATCTTGTTTGTAAAAAATAATGCAAGCAGGTTCAAGCAGCAAAGAGGTAGTAATTACCGGGCAAAAGAAGAAAAGCCGAAAAGTAAAAACATATTTGCGGATATGTACCAGGAATTATTAAAGGAAGAGGAACTTAAAAAATCAAATCAATGAAAGCGACAATTTTAAAACACCTTCAAAAAATGGAATTTGTCTGTGGTCTGAAGCAATTCAAAGATTACAATCAGGAAGATGCCACAAACCTACTTGAATGTATTGATAAATTATTTAGCAGTTATGGATGGATGAATGAAAGCAGGGTAGACTACATCCTTCAAGCAGGCATGAGAGGACAATACGGTGACTTCTACCATGTAAATGAAAAGTCTGTAAGCGGATGGATTAACCAATACTATGCACACCATCAAAGCCAAATAGTTCAGGAAGTACAGGCTATGAATAATGTAGATCTGGAACCTACAAATGAAGAAATAGAATACTGGATTGAAATAGGTAAGCAGATATTCCGTGATAATTACCAATACGCAAAGGATCACGGCTACTGCAAGGATCTAGCAGAATGGGGTGCCAATTGGTTTAATAAGTTTCAAGAAAAAGGAATCTTAAAGCCTTGGATGTATCAGGTAGAAGATATTGAGAATGATGTTAGAAGGGAATTGAGACTTACTACTCGGTACATAGATGAAGTTACTGTAGGCGCAAAGTCAAAAAATAAAATCTGGAAACTATTCATTTTGGAATCGATAAAAGAAAATAGAAACCTAGACAAATTGATATGAAAAAGATAATCGAGAATTTCACACCTTCAAAGCAGGATTTATTCAGCATTCAGTCTACCCTGCTTTCGATTTTTACCCTGCTGCATTTTGAATTTAAAGTAGGTTTTCTGTTCATGGTGATAGTAGCCCTGTACACTATCGGGATGGATCAAATCTATAAGGCCTGCAGATGATACAATTCAAGATCAATGAGAAGCCTCTCTCAGTCAATGGGGCATTCTTAGGTAGGAAGATTAAATCAGCAGCATACAGGGAATATGAAAAGACAATGCTATTCATGATGCCTGCCGGTAAGATTGATTCTACAGATATGCTAAGGATTGAATTCTTCTTTGGATTTAGTAGCAAAGCAGCCGACATAGATAATCCCTGCAAGCCATTAATAGATTTGGCGCAAAAGAAGTACGGATTCAATGATAAAATGGTCTTCGAATTGAATGTCAGGAAGTGCATAGTCAAGAAAGGGGAAGAATTCATTCAGATGGGGATTTATAAGATGCTACCTTTTTAAATATTTTTTTTATTTTATTATTTGATTTTAATTTTTTTATTACATTTACACCATAAACAACAAACAACAAACCAAATAAAACAAATGGCACAAATCGAACTTTTCAAAAAGAAGGTGAATTTAATTCATCTAGACAGCGTAATAGGTTCAGGATATGAATCTAAGGTGGCAGAACTTGCCTTAATTGATGGAGTGGCCTATAGGGCTGCTAGAAAAAATATGCAGATTCACTCTGCTATAATTTGTGAAATTGATGATGAATTCTCAGGATTTTTCACATTTCAAATAAATCATGAGGTAGGTGAATTTTGCTTACTTCAATCTGCAATGTATCAAGAGAAAAAGGATAAGAAGATTTATTCACTAATTATTGAAAAAATCATTGAAAAAAATACTTTTGGTTATCCAATGATCATGACAGTATCTAGGAAACACGATTTAGAAAGACCTGATGTATTTCATAAAATAGGCTTTAAAACATACCTAGTAAAGAGTGATTTTGAATACATGGTATACGGCGAGTTTAGTCAAGTGAGGCTTAAATTATTGGCACACATTGCTATGACAAACCTTTGGGAATCTACATCTGGAGAATGGTTAAAAATCAAAAGAGAATGGAATAGGCAAATTGAAGAAGCAGGTGAAAAACATAACATAGTAAATCCAAAATTCGCAACCCGTGAAGGATGTTGGCAAGGATCAAATGGCATGTCGAATGTTGTACTTTCAAAGCAAAAAGTAGAGGGTGATGAAATTATTACAGATAAATCAAAAACTTTAAACGGAAATGCAAGCGTATTAGATCCTACAGCCTGTGAAATAATTCTAAGAATGTTCATGCCTACAAATGGGGTAAGAGTCTACAACCCTTTCGGTGGAGGTGTTCAAATGGGCTTTGTTACAGGTGCTTGCGGATATGAATATTTAGCATCTGAAATAAGACAAAATCAATGTGATGCGAATAATGCAATATGTAAGGATTTTTATAATACAAAATGGATTCAATCTGATTCAAGTAGTTTTACACCTAAACAAAATTATGACCTTATATTTTCATGTCCACCATATTACAAAGTTGAAAAGTACATTGACTATAACGGTGTGATTCCTGAAAATGAATTAAATTCATTGAAAACTTATGAAGATTTTAGGGATATGCTTTTTGAAGGATACAAGAAAGCGATAAGCGTAATGAATGATAATACCTTTTTTGTTGTAATGACAGGTGATAGTAGAGATAAAAATGGAGGATACTATGGATGTGAGGCTGAACACGAATTGTTTTTTAAGCAGCAAGGTCTTCACATTTACAATAGGATAGTATACCTAGAATCTGAATTTACAAGAAGGGCGCACGCTAAAAAAACTTTATCTGCTAGGAAATTCCCTAAATGCGAGCAAAAAATATATGCTTTCTTTAAGGGTGATCCTTCAAAAATTAAAGATTTGTATCCAAATATTGGAAGGCTTTGAGAACTTATTCAAACATAATTTCGCTTACAAAAAACTCAAGAGGGGTCTATTCATTAGATCCTTCTTTGGGTTGTAAGTCAGGGCTAGAAGAAAGCGTTAACGGGTGCTTTAATGATTGCTACGCAAATAGAATAGCAAAGATTTACGGATATGATTTTTCAAAAACAGTATTTAGAGATTTTACTGATATTCAACATTTAAATAGAATTAAGAACCAAATTAAAAAGGTAAGTCTTCCATTTATTAGAATGGGCACTATGGGTGATCCTTCTGAAAATTGGGAACATACGGTTAAAATTTGTGAATTAGTTCAGACTGAAAATCAATTTAAACTATTTGACGAAAAGCCAAAAGAGATAGTGATCATTACAAAGCATTGGAATGCTTTAAATCAAAATCAATTAGATAGATTACAAAAATTAAATGTTTGCATTAATACTTCAATATCAGCATTAGATAAAGAAGATAAAATAGAATACCTTTTGAATCAGTTTGATATATTGAAAAAATATTGCAGGTCTATTTTAAGGGTTGTAACTTTTGATTTTAACAAAGAGAATAAAGAAGGATTAAAATTAAGCATCATTCAGGATGAAATAATAAAAGATAGATCATTTATTGATACTGTATTTAGAGCATCAAAAAGGAATCCTCTTGTTTTGAATGGGATTATAAATATTCATAAAACTAAATTTTTAGGAAAGAATGCATTGGTATCTAAGATGAATAAAAAAACATATTTTGGTAACTGCAAAAACTGTCTAGAAATGTGTGGTGTTAAAATGTAAAATTTCTACAAAAATAACCCTTTAAAATTGGATATTAATTTTTATCCTATATTCGTAGAAAATAACAAACCAAATGAGCGTAGAAGAAGGAAGATTTATCAGACAAGCAAGAAAGAAAAGCGGGTATACACAGTTAGAACTTTGCAAGAAATTAGGCATAAGCCATGCACCTATCAATCAGGTAGAGAATGGATGGGAATCTATCAGCCTTTTCAATCTTAGAATGATATGTGAGGCTATAGGATTAGAAGTAATCATCCGAGAAAAGAAACAGAATGCCTAGAATGCTTCCCAAATCTAAACTAGATTATTCCCTTGAGATCCGCTATAGGCTTTCAAGCGGGGAATGGTCTAAGTGGATGAATAAGGGTAAGGGCAGTTTTCAAACTATTGAACTAGTACAGCATCAGATCAGGCTTCTTGCAGCCTCATATAAGGGGAGTGATAAGGAGATTAGGTTCGAATGGAACGGATGGCTATGCGACTACGCAGGACTTCCCACAGGCGAAGTAATCAGCCTCAAATGAAAGCGATCGGATGGCTATATGATCAGGAGTTTAAATATGTTTTTCAGAACATAGGTAAGGATCTATGGGAAGATCTGAGGCAAGAGGTAGCGGTCATAGTCCTAGAATACGATCAGGAAAAACTCAGGGAATTAGAAGCCAAAGGAAAGCAGGTTTTCAAGTTCTGGATAGTTCGAATCTGCTGCAATCAAACTAATTCAAAATACGGGAAGTTCGGCAGGATGTATGCAGCCCTTGTACCCGTGGAGGACATAGTCAAGTTTATCAAAGAAGAGGAGGAGATCGATAACAGCCAAGCGGTAGCAGACTCAATTTCAAAGATAGTGGAGGGGCTGTATTGGTACGATCAGGAAATACTCAAAATGTATGTGGAACTAGGATCAGTCCGGAAGGTATCAAAGCAGACAGGCATTCCGCACACTTCAATTTTTATAACCATTAAAAACATAAGAAAATGTATCAAGCAGCAACTAGTATATTAGGGTCAATCGGGATAACCCTGATCTATTTCTACATCCTAAATATTCCTGCGGTATTTACAAGGGTAACAAAGCGGAAACTAGTCAAGCCTTTCTCCTGCTCCTTCTGTATGTCCTTCTGGATTAGCCTCTTTTTTCTAATCTTAAAAACGGATTTGCTCGAAGCGATATTTATAAGTAGTATAGTACCCTTCATCTACCTAAATGTGGAGGATCATTTCACTAACAAATTTCAATCATGACTCCAGAAGATCACGAACTATTTAAGAAGCATTTCGAACTTTACGAGTGCTACAAAAAACACGCTTTCATTCGCAATTATAGCAAGGAAGTATATGCGGAACTCATTCACCTTTACACTACCTACGTCAACCCGAAGCACAACTTCAGCCATTGGTGCAGTTCATGTAGAGCAGAACTAGTCAACTACCTCTATGGGTGGTACACGAATGACCAGAACACTACCTGGTACAGAAAGCAGCAGGAAGAGGAAGCAGCACAGGCTTTGCAGGAGGTAGAGGTAGCATTCACCACAGAGGCACCGGTGATAGAAAACAAGCCAATCAAGAGAAGAAGAAAAACCAAATAAAAAACACATGGACAGCAAACCAAAAACCAAACTAGGAAACGGGAAGAAAAGAAGTGATTCGTGGATCACGGCTTCCCTATGCCTATCAGATGCCGAGGCACACGCTTACACCTACAATGGAAAGAAGTATGTCAACTTGAATGTAAACATCTACGATAAGCCGAACGAATACGGCAAGGATGTGGCAATCAGTTTGAATGAATACAAGAAAGAGGAAGCGGCAAAGCCACAGGCAAACAAGATGCCTGCAACTCCTTACCAGGCTGAAGACTACGATCTACCCTTCTAACTATGGCAAAGTTCAAACTAGAAGTGGAGGAAGGATTCTATGAATCTGACAGCCTTACATCCCTGATCCTTGAGGTGCTGAAGCATAGGTTTTGGCATCTCAGGACTCATGGTAAGTGGATGGATTAAAAAGAAAACATAAACATCAAATCAAAAAAATCATGTCAAACTTTCAATTGAATTTCAATAGCCCTAAGAAGGTAGTCAGTATTACCCTTGATGAAGAGGAGGGAATCTTTCAACTAGCGTACTTGTTTAAAAAGTTGCTAGATGATGCAGGAATCCCGAACAAATTAGAGGAGAAAGAAGTAGAAGCAGTAGAGGCTACGGAAGAGAATAGCAACTAAATAGACAAAAATCCACAAAATGGACTTAAAAAAGAAAGCATTTCTTGAAGCCTATAAAAAGGCCTTTGGTAACATATCAAAGGCCTGCAAGGCTACCAATATGGACAGGGGGACTTTCTATGATTGGAAGGTCAAAGATCCTGAGTTTCTATCTGCATTGGAATCCATTGAGCCTGATGAAGACTTTGCTGATTTTGTGGAGGATGCCCTAGTAGAAAAGATTAAAGACAAAGATACTACTGCTATCATTTTCGCCTGCAAAACCAAACTTAAAAAGAGGGGCTATGTAGAACGGCAGGAGATTACCGGAGCAGATGGCAAAAAGGTATTTGAGGTCAAGATCGTGGATGACGGCAATTAGCATCAAAACAAATAAGGTATTTCGCCATCTTGAGAGCAGCAAAAGCAAGATAGTAGTTCAGCAAGGTGGCACTAGATCAGGGAAGACCTATAACATCCTTCTCTGGATTATTTTTTCATACTGCGAAAAGAACACGGGGAAGATAATCACGATCTGCCGGAAGACCTACCCTGCTTTAAGGGGTACTGTCATGCGTGATTTTTTAACTATCCTTAAGGATCACGAGATATACTCGGAAGATGACCATTCAAAGACAGCATCTGAATACAAGTTGAATGGCAACACTATAGAATTCA